CGGTGAAACACCGACTGGTAGCAGTGTTCCGCGTGCTAATGCAATTACAGGGTTACCAGTTACGCCCCTCCGCACAGGGGGATTAACCATGGCTTTTGATTTTTATGACTGTCAAAGAATGCTCTTTAATCGTAGTGCCCGCTTCGATGATTTCAACTCTGGCATTTCAAATTTAGACACTCTGCAGACAAGATCACAAACCGACGATGTAAGTTCCGTATCGCTTCCCGTATTTTGTCTTATTGGCGCTGCGAGCCCAGATAGCAAAAAACCCCGCCGTAGCGAGGTTCTTAATTTTGTAAACGTCACGGGCGTAATATCCCATCGTTGAAGCGAGACTAGCCAAATTCCGCCACGTTTGCAATAGCCTTTTAATGCGTCACCCTGCTTAAAACATTTTGTGCGAGTGACTCCTCAATATGGCATTGTTCAACGAGTCGATCGAACAGCAATTTATAGTTTCGCCGCCAGGTGGTTTCAGTCACCCCCAGCGACTTAAACACCTCAGTATCTTTCAGCCGGGGGAAGCCACGCCCTTTGCATCTTGGGCACTGTTTATAAACCGGCACACCCTGCAGCTGTGATTTCTTTTTGTCGAGCACTTCGCCGCGACCACGGCAGCGGCATTCGTTCTTCAACTTCCCTTTCCCGTTGCAGGGCTGGCAAATCACCCACACCTGCTCGCGTACCGATTTCCATTCTTCCCAGTCGGAAGGTGAGATCCCTTTTGTGGTCCTAACCCACTTCGGCGGTTTGCCGTCAGGCCAGGTAACTTTGGTGGTAAAGACTTCTGCATCAATAAAGCCCACCCCGGCACATCCCGGGCATGTCACCAGGCTTGCTGCGCTCAGTGAATAATCGCGGAACACGAAGCTGGCCAGAATTCGCAGGAAGTTTTCTCGATCTGCTGCAGTCATTTTCTGAAGCGACTGGTTACGGCTGGCGCGCCGTTCTGCAAGAAGGGTTAAGAACGCTATTATGTTATCCGGTGCCAGCACACCAGCTTTAGCCAGATATAGCTCAATGCCGACCGATGCTTTTGAATTTGCCAGGCCCAGCGCCGCCATCACATCGGTTATTGAAAGTGTGTCGCCGCCAGTCCCACACGAAACATTGCCGGGAACCATTGATTTTGGCGCGAAGTACTTTGGTAATGATTCCAGGTTCATCCGGCAATCCTCATTGCTGATTTAATGTAATTTCTCAATATGCGGTAATCCGTTACAACAGAGCCGCGAAAGCGGTAGATTCTCAGGCGTTGCCAGCGCAGGCGTATAACATCCATTTTGTAATGTTCTCTGTTCACCGTTTCCCCTCTCTCGTTGCGAACCAGTCCTGTACGTACCCGAGCGCCAGCAGGGCGGCACAACCAATCTGGTAATAATTTTCGGTAGTCATGCGGACTCCTGCTGTTTCAGTTCTTTGAATTTTGCGCGGTACTCGTCACGGATGCGGATGTAATCATCACGACCCCACTTCGGCAATTCGTGCTGCCCCATCAATGCATCAAAGCGCGCCTGCCCTATCTTCAGGATGAGCGCCGGGCGATAGTTGATGAGATTTCCTGAAAGGTGGTTGTTACAAGGGGCACACTGGCGATGGCAGTTGTCTTCGTTAAAGCGCAATTCCGGATTCGCCCCGGTCGTGCGGAAGTGCCCGGCATGATACTGACCGTCGTGATGCCGCCCGCAGCTGATGCACGGGAGGTGTCGATCGCGGTACCGGATGAAATCGTTAAAAGCCTGTTGCGCCTGATTTCGGAAGTGACTTAGAGGTTTCACTGTCTGGCGGCGTTCAGCGGCACGCTTACGCCCTTCCATTTCGGCTTTCTTCTCTGCCTTGATCCGCTTAGCTGTTTCTTTCACCTTCTGCCTGGCGCGCAGCTCCAGCGCGTAGATAGCGCCGTGCTCAGGACAGCACCACCAGACGTTGGCATATTGCGGGTGAAACCATTCCCCGCAGATTTTGCATTTTCGACGAGCTTTTTTAGCCATGCTCACCCCGCAAAATTCATCAGCTGCGTGGCGGCGTTCTCGGCCTCTCGCTGATCGCGAAAAACGCGAGATAATATCCACCGCCACAGCACATCCAGCGCGGCGCGGTAGAGCTGTTGGAACTCAGTTTCGTCCATGCTCGCGAAAGAAATGCTATGGGGATGTTTACGGAGGGTGCCGTCGGGCAGCTGGATGGTGTCGAAATGCCCGGCCTCGATAGTTACCCAGGCACGATATGCATCGAAGGATTTGCAAAGGCTGATGCCGTTGATAATGCGTCGGCTGGCAACCTGATCCAGATATTGCTCAGCGGCATCCATCAGCGCGCTTTCGTTTCCCCCAAAAGCTGCAAGGTATCTGGCGTAACCGTTAACCAGTTTGCGCTCGTTGGAAGATATCGCTCCGCCGGTCGGTTCCCAGTAATCGAATCCAAGATTAAGCAGAGCAAAAAATTTACGGTGAAAGGCTGGGTTGCGTAGCTGGCGAAACTCGGCTTCGAGTACTGCACCGAGTTTACATTTTGAATGCAGAAAATCGCTGGTCTCGGGCGTAGCCGGGATCAGGATTCCTGAGGATTGCTTGATGAGTTGTAACTGCGCCATGGTGTTCTCCATAGCGCCGATAATCAGCGTCAGTTGTTCAGGCTGACAGTGGTATTATGAGCGGTTGATTTCATGAAATCAAAGCAATTCTTTTGGTATAGGTTTAACACCCGAAGTCTCGATAAGTTGGACTATCTCACTGCCATCAGTAGAGCGGCCTATCGCAACTGCATAATAATCATCTTTATACCTGAATTGATTAACTTCGAAAGTTTTGATTGGTTTTCCACCAGCACCACTCCCCGCGGCCTGTATTTCAACTTGAACTACCATCAATTTTTTTTGAGGATAATCATCTTGTTTTATTTGACCATCAAGCCCATGCCCGATTAATAGATATTCAGCAATCATTTACGACCTCCAACACAGTAATTTTTTTAATCTACCGCTGTTTTACACTGAAGGTTAAGAAATCACGGTAGTGCCTAACTGGTTCAATGTTTGTGGCGCAATCCTATCAAACCTGCTGCCCTCTAGTTAAGATTAGAGCTTTGACCGGTGAGCTCAATCACTCTTAGTAGGACTCATTATGCAGGCAGACGACAAAAAATTTGCTGGGTTATCTCTGTGCTTTTTGCTGCTAAGTTAAAAATTGCCATTAACCCTCACTTTATGCAAGGTTAACTTGTGCAAACTTTCGGCCTGAGCTATGATTCCGACTCGGCATTTTCCCGGCAATGCGAAAGGAGGTTCTTTATGTCCCAATTTTTGGGTTGCCCCGAGATTTCTGTCTTGATCTCTTAAGAATAAGAAATCCCCCTCCACGGGGAAAATAAAATAGCAGTAAATTTGGAGGGGCCGCGCAAGCGGTACAGCAACAAAAGCCGGGGAAACCCGGCTTACTCATTTCAATTTACGTTGCCTGCTCTTTTAACGAGTACACCTCCGGCAAATCCGCCCTGACCAGCGCCTCGGCGAACGGCAGCCGCGCGGTGTTTAACTATCAGAAGTCATTTCTTTATACAGAAGCCATTCCTCCCAAACATTCTCAGGATCGATGTCGAGATAGCCCCTCTCTTTTACCATTTCTTTGGCAACCTCAACCGGCACTCGAATAGCTGTGGCGGAATCACGAATTGACTCAACCTCTTCTTTGACAAGCTCTCTCTCGACTTCCGCTTCTTTTGCAGTCAGGACTGCAATCAAGGCAGGGATGAATACAATAGTCATTTTTATATTCCTCAAACATGTTCGCGTATCCTGTAGTTGACGATTTTGGAAGCGATACTGCAATGTTCCACTATGACATAAAACCCCCTCTGCTGGAGAAGGGGTAATAGGCTAAGCCGCTGCCCACGTCTGACACATTTCCGGCAAATTTGCGCGTCTTTGCAAACGGTGGTATTACCGCGTTGATAAATTAGTAATTCGCCTCTTATTTGTGCCAGATTTTCATTAAAAAAAGCCCAACCAAAAGGTTGAGCTTACTGCATAAGCTGTCTCAGCCAGCTTTATTGTTAGAGCAGTTGCAAATAGGAATCGGGAAAGGCCTTCCCTTCTTGGCGTGACGCACTACTCCGTCTACACACACAGTGTAGCGGAAGATGATCTCGCAAGAACTTCCACATTTGCGACAGGTTCCCATAGCCATAGCTTCGGTTTCCCTGCATATCTGTAAACCCATACAGATTGCACTTTTTTGGGAGAACCACTACACTTTACGAGTTAAAGAAGAGTGTTGTGGTTGGATTACCTCCATACTCACCGGAATGTGTTAGCGCACTTTCCGGCCACGAAAACCCTGTTAGCGCAGGGTTTTCTTTAAAAAATTTTATTCATATTAACTAATAATTATATTAACAAGCTCATAATTGTTATTCATACTTCACAAAAGGAAACTGTAAATCAGCAGGTAACATCATGCTATTGTCCTCACCTGATTTATATGTCATAAATTCAAGTTGGTACCTCTTATATAATCGTTCTTCCTTACGAGTAAATTGATCCTCTTGCAAATCCGAAACAGTTTTAACCTCTATGTTTTCGATGCCTTTAAGTATTAAACGTAATTGCTCCTTCAATTCATCTATTTTTGGCTTAATTTCCCTATTAAACTTCCTATGCTCAGCACCATTTTCTATTGATGGCGTAACAATAAGTGCTGACACAGTGTAGCGTTCAGTTTTATCTATTTGTCTAAATGGCGCTATATGGAAAAACACTCCTGCACATTTATCAATAAGAGTTTGATTTAAAAAGAATCTCTCTAACAGTTTCTTCTTACTCTTCAATCTTGTATTCCATTCATCAGGAAATACTGGTTGTCTGATGCGTTCTGTTAACCAATTTAACATTGTCTCAAGACCAAAAACTGGCCATTTAACATCTTGGTTGATTGTCGATTGTAGAAAAACTTCCCGCTTCATATGAATTATTGCCAAAGCATTAGTTTCAAAAAAAACAGATTCTCCTTTAACTTCTAGGGGGAAATGGTACTTGCGAGGATTTTTGCAATATTTGAAGTTCCCATCACCGCCAATAATATTGCATTTCCAACATACTATTAAATTTACCCAAGGCTCTTGAACAAAGTCATCCGAAATCAATGCGCAATCGTACAAAACAGGAACAAAATAGATATTTTCGGCATCATATGATTCCATATACTCTTTGAGTTCTGAGGGCAAGTGTTCAAGTAAAAAATCATTGCCGGATAAACTGACAAAAGACCCTCTTTCCCAGCCAGCTTTTATAAAATCATCTCTACTTTGTTCCATTGTAAAGCTCACTTAATTCAGTATCAAGAAAGAAGTTGTCTTTTGTAAAACCCGTCAATTTCAGTATAATATTTTTCATATACAGAAATCATAGACTCAAATGAAAGCGGTTGCGTTGTGAAAGCTTGAGTAAAATCTTCCTTACGACCCTTTCCAAAAGTCATTTTCGAGATATAGGGTGCATGCTCATCATCAATCTCACCTAAGAATTTATTGAGTGTTTTCAAATTATCCAACACCTTAGTATGAGGGGTTGACTCAGGGTTATTTTCCCAGTTATAAAGCGTTTTTCTTTCAACACTTAAAACATTTGCCCATTGTGCCTTCTTAAAACCAAATTCCTTTTGCAAGTTAGAACTTAGAGTGTGTATTTTAGATTTATTACCAGATACATCAGAAAAGAAAGTGGTATCGTTATTTTGAATTCCTTTATTTATTTGACACTCAATAGCCTGATGGTCAATTGAAGATGTAGCACTAGTACTTATGGAAATAGTTGCCACAGCAAATAACAATATGGTTTTAAAAAAACCAATACTGCTCCATCCTGTTTTTTTATCGACATCCATGTATGAGGCGCAAGCGTGATCTTCTCTATAATAATTGTAATCAACGAAGTCCATACAGCCTCCTTTAAACCTTAATAATTCCACTATAAAATTTATTGGCATTCTCTCTTAACGAAGATAATGTCTCCATGATTTTTTCAAGATCATACTTAAGCAGAGAGTTGCTTGGCTTATGAGAATCCATATCTAAATGTGCCCATGCCCCATCGCAGGTTTTATTTGTCTGCGTAGGATCTAATGTGGTGGCAAATTGCACAATATCAGGAGGTAAAAGCGCACCATTCACAGTAATACCACTATTAAGATTCATCCAGCCCGCATCCGTTTTATATCTTGCCGAGAGATTTGAACCTGCCAGTTGATAGTTCTCAATTGCTGGTTGAAGGAATTCACCTCTTTTATACACTTGCAAAAATGAACGTTCACCTGTATGGGGAAACTTATTCAAAAAGCGCATCCCTAAGAATCCTGTGTGATAAATTGGGAAAACTTTCGCTAAAGTATCAAGCACCTCTCTCATTCTAAGTTCGAAACTTTGGAATCTATCGTAGCTATTTGTGTATAAGAACAAATCGTTCGTGGTTACTCTGAACCCCCAGTCTCTCTCGGCTGAGACAAGTGTCATAGTTGGTATTTCAATCTTTTTGACCTTCTGACCATCAGGACCAAATTGAATCTCAAAAGTTTCAGCATCTTGTGCTGAGTGGAAAAATGGATATTCCGCTCGTAAGCTTTCTTGAATAGCATCTTCAACTTGAGCAAACTTCGAGTGCGTGACTTCGCCAAACTGCACTCTAGCCAACACGAATACAAGATCGTTACTCATTTTCCTTCCCTCGGGTTTCTCTTTATCTAATATTTACACACTTTATGAGTCTCGCAAAGTTTTTTACACACTTTTTTTTCGTGGCATATTCATATCGCTTCCCAACTAACAAGGCGCCGCTAGGCCGGGAGGTCCCCAGCGCTTTTTACCCGCGAATAAACCATGCCGACTCCAGCGGGCCTGACTATTGCTCCGTCATGCCGCACCTGCCTTAGCCGTTTTCAGCGACTTAATAACTAGAGCCACGTCATCAACGCTGTCTGCCCCGGGAGCCAGACGCATGTCCGTCTCCCACTCGATTTCGGCTCTGACAGAGGAGTCACGTTCCAGACAAGCCGTACGCGCTGCTACCAGTGCGCAGTCCAGCCTCCCCGCCAGTTCGGTCAGCAGCTTCGCTGTCTCCGGATCTTTAAACTTAGCGACCACGTAGGTGGCGCGAATCAACTGCTCATGAGTCATGTCTTTCATGCGCGGGCGCTCCCGAAGATTTTATGAATGTGATAGCCCTGCCAGTTCTGACGGCACTCATCGCATACGACGTTGACCGGCTGTCCCGGCTCTTTTCGTGGACGGTTACGACGTATCTCGCGGTATGCTGTGTTGGTGATTTCGCGTTTTGCATTGCGGCGCTGAATGGCATCCTCGATGTACGCTTCGTAATCTTTAAACGTCAGGAAATATCCCTGCTTACCCTGTTTGATAAACTCACCTCGCTTTACGGCTTGCTCGAGGAAGGCGCGGGTCAGACAGGATGACTCTTCAATGAGCGTTCTCACCTCACCAAAACTCAGGCGCTGGCGTTCGTGCAGCGCAGCCAGGACTGTGCTAAGCCGCTCCTGGTAAATTTGCTCAGGGGTACGGTAATCAGGCGCCAGTCTGTAAACGTATTTCCGCATGCGCCCGGAGCGAGCGACTGTACCGCTACGCAACAGGCCACCCAGCAACGTGGATGTCTGGCCCGGCGGCATGTTGATAGCCGAAGCGATTTCATGGAGAGTGCCTTCCCGGTCAGCCAGGAAGCTGATAACGGCATTAACTGAATTCGTTGTCATGATTAAGCCCTCCCGCCTTTAAGCCCAAACTTCGCCCGGATTTCCTGAATTTTCGCTATTCCCTGCTCACGCGTAACAGGTTTGCTGCCCAACACCGGCAGACGCGCAACCGGCTCAGGAATCACTTCACCAGCGCGAATGCGTTTCACCATTTTTGCCAGCTCCTCACCGGCTTTGCGGTTAAGTTCCATATCGGTGAGCCCGTAGGAGCGCATCTGCTGATACAGGGTTGTGACCATCCAGTAGCAGGCGCGGTATTTCACGGTGCGCGGGGTGATGTCGTTGTCAGGCCACGGATATGACTCGGCGTCGCTGTGTCGGCTGCGGTTGCGGCAGTACTCGTAAACCAGCTTGACCAGCTCGTTCTGGTCAGGCAGACCTACGGCGGCGCTTTCCTCGGCGCGACACCATGCCACGAACTGACCGGGCGACGGCAAGAACGGTTTTTCCTGAGTGCGGGCAATGCGCATACCAGCGTCGACCTGGGCGAAACTGGTGATCCCGTTCTCGGCAAAAGCCAGCAGCCACTGGCGCCGGAATTCGTCAATGTCAGCCTGGGTTTTAAAAACGGACATGCTGGCCGGGAAAGTGGCGCGCAGTTGGCGAAAAAGCTCGTTGAATACCTGGGCGGCATGCTCCTGGCGTGTTGCAGCCTCCTGCTCCGGCATTCCCATCGCAACGCGGCGCATTTGCTCCCGATCGAAATTGCGCATTTCGGTACCAATGTTTTTCATGGCAGCAGACCCTCCGCCCAGTCAGTGTTATCGAAATCCAGCGGCGCTGCGCTGGTGCGGGAATTCTTGGGTTTACGTGCACGTTGCGTTGTCAGCGTGTCCCAGTGCTTACGCAGGCTGGACGGACTCAGAATGTTGCTGTCCCAGAAGTCGTCACCGCTGGCCCACACGAACAACTCACAAATCTCACGGTGAGTACGGCTGTCATTCATGCGCATCAGGCGAATGGTGTTTGCCCAATCAACCCACTTGGGTTCAGACAGGCTGGCATTGACCACCAGGAGTTTCTGGTAAATCCAGCGCGCGGCCCTTAGGTCGTCAGCAGTTCCCCAGGATTTGCCTGTCGGGGTATAAATTCCGCCAATGGCTTCCGGATGACGGGAGAGGAATTTTTCAGTGGCATGGTTTCGGGATTCGACAGAATTCCGGGACGAAGATCTTTTAATACTGTTCTTGTTCTTGTATTGGGTGTCTACCGTTTCCGGGAAGGTTTTTCCCGATTCCGGGAAGGATTTTCCCGTTTTCGGTTTGTCCAAAATCCAGGCAGATAGGTCAGTATTTATACCGACAATTTTCATCACGCCCTGCTTGTGACTGAAAATAATTCCACGCTCTGCCAGAGAACTGATCGCATCAGAAACATGCGTATCTGCCAGCCCTGTAAGCCCGGCGATGACGGTGTTGGTAACCCGGTCCTGTTTTTTGTTCCATCCGTAGGTCAGCCAGATCACCGCTTCCAGACACTGCCATTCACGCCCCGACATGCGCAGGCGTGGTTTCAGCTTCTGAATCTCGTTTGCGATCCGGGTGTACCCGTTGGACAGGTCGGCCATGTGACCTCCTGTTTGCTCGGTTTTAATCGGAAATTTGATAACTTCAGCGGTATTTGACATACTGATCTCCGCAATTACCTACCGTTTTTGCATTAGAAAGCCGTTGGTGTTCGCGCACCGCGGCTTTCGCCATTTTTAACTCCGTCATACAACCCCCAGCATCGTTGTAACCATCGCCATAAGCGGTGCTACCGAATCCGGTCCATCCAGATAGAACCTCGCCACGATGCTTTCGCTGATCTCCTTCAGGCGCTCATGCTTTGGCGCTCTTAAAATCACAGCCTGGATTGCTTCGGCATCTTCTTTAACCGCTGCGGCTATGCGCACAGAGGCGCAATCGCTTTTAACCACGCGATCACGGTACGCCAGTGGCAATACTGAAAGGATGACCGGCTCTAGCAGCTCGACGTTCGCCCGGTATACTGGAGACTTCTCCTTGTTATCCAGCCAACGAAACAGCTTCACATTCCATACATCCGCATTGCAGCTGGTGTCGATTCCTACCAGTCCCGCCTCTTCAACCGCTTCTTTGATAGCCAGGGCTACAGCCACACGCCCATCTGCCGCCGCCCAGGCGCGAACGGCAGAACAGATGGCGCGGTGATCGATCTTTTGGTCATCCCTCTCATTCTGTTGAAACTGGAATGTCAGGCGCTCTGCTGTCGCTCTGTTATTCTGTTGAAAAGAAAGTGTTTGCATTTTTAAGTCCTCTTTTGGGCGCCCTCTACAGGACACACGTTTGTAGGGGTGTATTCCGGCCAGATTCGCATCCATTTCTCTGGTAGGCAGTCGGCACGGTTAACGACTCCGTCCGTGAATCGCTCAATTTCGATGGCTCTCTCCGGCGAAATTGCGGAAGTAGATGAGGCCATCTGAGATAGATAAGGCATCGAAATACCCAGCTTTTTAGCCAAACATTTGGCGTTGCCGCGCTGCTGGGATAAATAATCTTTGAGTTGCATATATGCGCTCCAGGTAAGGTGTAGCATGAGTTTACTAATTACTAAACCTTTTGGTCAAGTATTTGCTTGTTTAGCATTAACTAATCAAAAGACGCACATGATCACAGCAGATATCCGTAGGAAGCAGCTAAAGGCATGGTTTGCCGATAAGTCGCTACCAGAAAAAGAGAAGAGCTATTTATCACAACTGATAAATGGTAAGGCCTCCTTTGGTGAAAGAGCCGCACGAAGAATCGAGCGCGACTATGGGACGCGCGCCGGGTATCTGGATACTGATGAGCAGCATCCTGACAAGGCCATCAATGATACCGTTCTTCTGGTTGACGAGATGGAACTGCTTTTGCACTACCGTGCTTTTCCAGACTCTGAAAAGAAGGCTGTTCTTCAGGAATTCAAAGCTAAACACGACAAGTACAACAAGCTTTTCCAGGAGCTGCTGGCTTCCCGCAATAAGTAAACTATTCATTGATAACTGAACCGCCTTTAGGGCGGTTTTTTTATGACTTTAAATCCCCTCTGACCACAAATAAGCCCCTCCACTCATCCGTTTAGTACGAACTTAACAATTTTGTTTATTATTTACTTTACAGAATGGTTTAGTAATGAGTAAACTTAGTCCATCAACAACGCGCTGCGTTGCTCCGATAAACGTTCCGCCAGCCTGGCGACAA